ACCAGTTACAATTTGGCTACAACAACTCGTAGACCAAGTAACTCTTTTAACGGCATTAACTTTGCCGCTTTAAATAAAGAAAATGGCGCAAGGGGGAGCTTCATATCGAGTCATGGGTTTATGGAACTTGATATTAGTGCATACCATCCCAATCTTGCTGCTCGTTTGGTTGCCATGGATTTTGATGGACAGGATGTTCACCAAACGTTTGCCGACCTCTATGGGGTTAGTTACAAAGAGGCAAAAGAGCTTACATTCAAACAACTCTATGGTGGTGTATTTAAAGAATATGCGCATTTGGAATTTTTTCAAAAAGTTAGCAAGTTTATTGAGGAAAAGTGGAAAGAGTTTCAAGAGCAAGGAAAAGTAAAAGTTCCTATATCTGGATATTATTTTTATAAGGAAAAGTTGGATAATATGAATCCACAAAAGTTATTTAATTATATGTTACAGAACGTGGAAAGTGCTGTAAACACGTATATATTGATGGATATACATAAATTACTAAGAGGGCGTAAAACTAAGATAGTTTTATATACTTATGATAGTTTTTTATTTGAGATAGGGGAAGGTGAAAAGGACATTGAACAAGAAATAAATAAAATTTTTAAAAAATATAAGTTATCAACGAAAACAAGTTATGGAAACACATACGATTTTACAGAAAAATGACCATATGTATTGGGGATACGATTTTGAACCAATAAAAGAAACGGACGTGAATAATAAGTTATTTTGTACCTTTACTAGCTTAGAAGACTTAGATACACTCATAAGCGGAATTACAAATTCTTATTCTATAATGTATAATAAAATGTTTGTTTTGTATGTTAAAAGTACAAACGAATATGTAGTTACTTATAATGTAGAGCAAGGTAATGTAAATTCAATACCTGAAAATACTATCTTAGTACATAGAAAAAAAGACACAAACACCCTATATACAATCAATGCTTTAAATGAGTTGATTAAAAAATTAAATGGTGGTGTAGTTGATCCCAAGTATAGAGTAGAATGGCAACATTATAGAAATTGTATTTTGTTAACCAACCATAATGAGTTGAAACAATTGAATACAAAAATCTATAAGATCATTGAACTTTAACTTGGACATTAAAATTAGTTTTATTAAATTACAGTTATGGATATTAATGCTATTAAACAACGACTAAACAGTTTACAGTCATCAAACAATTCTAGCAAGAAAGAAAAAATTGACTATTCCAAAATCTATTGGAAACCGAGAGAAGAAGGTAAATTCCAAATTCGTATTGTACCTTCAAAATTTGATTCTTCTAACCCATTTAAAGAAGTATTTGTACACTATGGTATTAGTAAATACCCTATGTATGCTTTAACTAATTGGGGTGAAAAAGATCCTATTGTTGAGTTTTGTTCTCAATTGAGAAAAACAAACGACAAAGAAAATTGGGTTCTAGCTAAAAAATTAGATCCTAAAATGAGGATTTTCGCACCTGTAGTAGTTAGAGGTGAGGAAGAAAAAGGTACCCGTTTATGGGAATTTGGTAAGGAAATTTATATGCAATTGTTAGGTATTGCTGATGATGAGGATTATGGTGACTTTACAGACATCAATGAAGGACGTGACTTTACAGTTGAGGCCGTTAGAGGTGAGATTGCTGGACGTCAAGGTCTAAAAACATCGATTCGTATTAAACCTAAAACAACCCCATTAAGCACAGATGCTAAACAAGTTGAGTTATTCTTAAATGAACAACCTAATATCTTAGAGGTTCAACGTAAAAGAACTTATGATGATATGAAAGAAGCTCTACAAAATTGGTTAGCACCAGAAGCTGAAGAAGGAGACATTATTGATGATGAAAAAGATCCAGAACCAATTGCAACTCCTAAAAACGAAAAAGTGTATACTATGAATACACCTTCACCATCCAAAACATCAAAAGCAGATCAATTTGATTCTTTATTTGATGATGAAAGCGATGATGATTTACCATTTTAATTAAAAACTTATGGCTAGAAAGAAAAAAAGTGAATCACTAACGGCGGCAGTCTCCGCTGAACTTAGATCAAAATTTGATTTGAATAAGTTCAAAGAGAAGAAAATGCTTAACAACAGTGTTAAGTTTAAACCCCAATCTTGGATTCCCCTTTCTAAAGCATTTCAAGAAGTTACAAGTGTGCCTGGTATTCCTACTGGGCATATTTGTCTACTTCGAGGACATAGTGATACAGGAAAAACTACTGCCTTAATTGAGGCAGCAGTAAGTGCTCAAAAAATGGGAGTATTACCTGTGTTTATTGTTACTGAGATGAAGTGGAATTGGGAACACGCTCAACAAATGGGTTTAGAGGTAAATGAAATTGTAGATGAGGAATCAGGAGAAGTTGTAGATTATGAAGGTAACTTTATTTATGTAGATAGAGAAAATTTGAATACAATTGAAGATGTTGCCGCATTTATTCTTGATTTAATGGATGAACAAAAGAAAGGTAATTTACCTTATGACCTTTTATTCTTATGGGATTCAATCGGTTCTATCCCTTGTGAAATGTCTGTTAAGTCAAACAAAAATAACAACGAATGGAATGCAGGAGCCATGTCTACTCAGTTTTCAAATAATGTAAACCAAAAAGTAGTAATGTCTCGTAAAGAATCTTCCCCTTACACTAATACTTTAGTTTGTGTAAATAAGGTATGGGCTGCAAAACCTGAAATGCCTATGGGACAACCAAAAATGATGAATAAGGGTGGATTTGCTATGTGGTATGATGCTACTTTCGTAGTAACATTTGGTAATATTGCTAATGCTGGAACTTCTAAGATTAAAGCAATCAAAGATGGTAAACAAGTGGAATTTGCTAAACGTACTAACCTTCAAATTGATAAAAATCATATCAATGGAGTAACAACTAGAGGTAAAATTATTATGACCCCTCATGGTTTTATTGAAGATAATGATAAACAAATTAAGGGTTACAAAGATGATCATGCTGCCGAATGGTCTAAAGTATTAGGTGGAATGGATTTTGACATTTTTGAGGAAGAAGAAACTTTTGAACCAATGAATACTTTCGCATCAGAACCAGAATAAATGGGGATTTTGTAGAAAGAATTCGTATATTGACACCATGAAGAAAAAAGAACTATTAAACCTTCTAAACCAAATGGATCAGGAACAACCTGAACCTAAAATTCATGATAGGGTATTACTCATAGATGGATTAAATTTGTTTTTTAGAAACTTTGCAATGATGAACTTTGTAAATGAGCAAGGTGTTCACATTGGTGGCTTAGGAGGTTTTATACGTTCTTTAAATGCTTTAATTAAGCAAATTCAACCAACATCAGTTTATGTAGTATTTGATGGAGTAGGTTCTTCTAATAACAGAAAAAACCTACTCCCCGAATACAAATCAGGTAGAAATTTAAGTAGGGTTACAAATTGGGATGTGTTTGAGTCTTTAGAAGACGAACATGATTCTAAAGTAGATCAAATTGTTAGACTAATTCATTACTTAAAATGTTTACCTGTTAAAACATTAAGTTTAGATAAGGTAGAAGCAGATGATATTATTGCTTATTTAAGTAAAGCATTACCTAAAAAACATGATTCTCAAGTATTTATAGTATCTAACGATAAAGATTTTGTTCAACTTGTAGATAAAAATGTTATACTATATAGACCAGCTGAAAAAGAATATTACACACCAAAAACAGTACAAGATAAATTTGGTGTTTTAGCTGAAAACTTTATAATATATAAAACACTACTAGGAGATCAATCAGATAAAGTACCAGGTATTAAAGGATTAGGTGAAAAAGGTGTAGCTAAAAAGTTTCCTGAGTTATTTCAACATCGAGTAACTTTTGATGATTTAATAGATATATGTGCTAAAAAACATAAAGAACATGTTATCTATTCTAGAGTAGTAATGGAGGAAGAACGCCTTCGTAATACTTTTAAAATTATGGATTTAGAAAATCCACTAATAGATAATAATGATGAAGAGTTTTTAGATTTTATGATAGAAGAATCTACTCCAAGTTTGAATCTTGAAGCCTTCTTATTATTATACAATGAAGATGGGTTAGGGAAATTAATTAAAAATCCCGAATTCACATTAAATGACGTTTATAAAGTAATAAATAGTTTTAGTAAATAAGTTATATGACATTAAATAATTTGAATGCCTATGGAACTGGGTTTCAAATCAAAGTATTATCTTCCTTATTAACACATAAGGAATTTCTTTTGAACATCCAAGATGTTTTAGCAGAAGAATATTTTGATAACCAGGCCCACAAATGGATTATTAAACAAATCCTAGAGTATTTTAACAAGTACCACACAACACCTTCAATGGATGTTCTAAAGGTTGAGTTGAAAAAAATTGATAACGAAGTACTTCAGTTATCAATTAAAGAACAACTTCGTGAGGCCTATAAGGCATCTGATGAGGATTTAAAATATGTTGAGGAAGAGTTTTCTAATTTTTGTAAAAACCAACAGCTTAAAAAAGCGTTGTTAACAAGCGTAGATTTTCTAAATGCGGGAGACTATGACTCAATCAGGTCAATGATTGATAACGCGTTAAAAGCGGGTCAAGACAAAAATATTGGACACGAATATAATAAAGATACAGAATCAAGATATAGAGAAGATCATAGAGTAACTGTTCCTACTCCTTGGGAACCATTTAACGATTTGTTAGCTGGAGGATTAGGTGGAGGTGACTTTGGTTTGATATTTGGTAACCCAGGTGGAGGTAAATCATGGTCATTAGTTGCTTTAGGTGGTTACGCTGTTAAATTAGGTTATAACGTAATTCATTACACCTTAGAATTGGGGGCAGATTATGTCGGAAGACGTTATGACGCCTTCTTTACTCAGGTACCTGTAAACAATATATTAAAAAACAAAGATAAAGTAGATGAAGTAGTACCTACGTTGGAAGGACAATTAATTATTAAAGAATATCCAACAGGTAAAGCATCAATTGGTACTGTAGAATCACATGTTAAAAAATGTATTGATTTAGATTTCAAACCAGATTTAGTGATAATTGATTATGTTGATCTTCTTCGTTCAAAAAGAAAAAATAGAGAGCGTAAAGATGAGATTGATGATATTTATATTAGCACTAAGGGACTTGCTAGAGAATTAAATTTACCTATTTGGTCAGTATCTCAAGTAAATCGCGCTGGGGCAAAGGATGACATAATTGAAGGAGATAAAGCTGCTGGTTCTTATGATAAAATCATGATTACCGATGTTGCTATATCCTTATCAAGGAAAAGACAAGACAAAGTAAATGGTACAGGAAGATTTCACATTATGAAAAACAGATATGGTATGGACGGCCTAACGTTCTCGGTGAAAGCTGATACCTCTACGGGTCATTTTGATGTATCCTCTCAAGTAATGGATGATGATGAACCTACTCCTACCCCCCAGAACACTATCTCCTCTAACGGTATAGATTCTGTAGATAAATCCCTTTTAAAACAAAAATTTTTCGAACTAACTAATTAATTTATTAAAAAACAAATGTTAACAACAGAATCACAAATTTTGTCGGAAATTACTACCCATCTTAAGTACGCTAAGTATGTACCTGAAAAAAACAGAAGAGAGACTTGGGATGAGCTAGTTACCCGAAACAAAGAAATGCACATTAAGAAATTTCCTAAACTACAAGAGGAAATCGAGGCCGCTTACAAGTACGTTTATGACAAAAAAGTACTTCCATCAATGAGATCTATGCAATTTGCTGGTAAACCCATTGAAATTAACAATTCTCGTATCTTCAATTGTTCTTATTTACCAATTGATGATTACAGAGCATTCTCAGAAATCATGTTCCTATTACTTTCAGGATGTGGTGTGGGATATTCAGTGCAAACCCACCATATTGATAATCTACCAGAAATTAGGAAACCATTAAAGAAAAAACGTTATTTAGTAGGTGATTCTATAGAAGGATGGGCGGATGCAGTTAGAATGCTTATGAAAGCATATTTCGGTATTATTTCATGGGCTCCAAACTTTGACTTTAGAGATATTAGACCAAAAGGTGCATCATTAATTACAGTAGGAGGTAAAGCTCCCGGGCCAGAACCATTAAAAATCGCTCTTATTCAGGTACAAGCAATTTTAGATCGTAAAAGTGATGGAGATAAGTTAACATCTTTAGAAGCTCATGATATAATCTGCCACTTAGCTGATGCTGTTTTATCTGGTGGTATTAGAAGAGCTGCTCTTATTTCTTTATTTAACTTACATGATAATGATATGTTAACTTGTAAGTTTGGAAATTGGTGGGAAACTAATCCTCAAAGAGGTAGAGCAAATAACTCAGCAGTATTACTTCGTAGTAAAATTGATAAAGACACATTCCTAGATTTATGGAAAAAGATCGAAGCATCAAATAGTGGAGAACCTGGTTTCTTATTTACAAACGATAAAGATGCTGGTACAAATCCGTGTGCTGAAATTAACTTAAAAGCTAATCAATTTTGTAATCTTTGTGAAATCAATGCTTCCGATATTGAAACACAAGAAGAATATAACGAAAGAGCTAAAGCAGCAGCATTCATAGGAACACTTCAAGCCAGTTATACTGATTTCCATTATTTAAGAGATATTTGGAAAAAAACAACCGAAAAAGAAGCATTGTTAGGTATTGGAATGACAGGTATTGCTTCAGGTGCTGTATTTAAACTTGATATGAAACAAGCAGCAAAAGTTGCTAGTGAAGAAAATGCTAGAATAGCTGATATTTTAGGTATTAACAAAGCAGCCCGTGTTACTACAGTTAAACCATCAGGTACTACTTCTTTAGTATTAGGTACAAGTTCAGGAATCCACGCTTGGCATGATGATTACTATATTAGAAGAATTCGTCTAGGTAAAAATGAGGCTTTATATAATTACCTCTCAATTTACCATCCTGAAATGTTAGAAGATGATTTCTTCAAACCGGAACAACAATCAATCGTTTCTGTACCTCAGAAAGCACCAGAAGGAGCTATCACACGTAAAGAATCAGCTATGGATATGTTAGAGCGTATTAAAACAATTAATAAAAATTGGATTAAACCAGGTCACAGAAAAGGTGCTAATATGCATAACGTATCAGCTACAGTTACTATCAAACAAGATGAGTGGGATAATGTAGGAGATTGGTTGTATGAAAATAGAGAATTCTTTACAGCATTATCTTTCTTACCTGAAGATTTAGGTACTTATAAGCAAGCTCCTTATGAAACAATCGATAAGGAAACGTTTGAAAAAATGGTTGAATCATTACATAATGTAGATTTAACTAAAGTTATTGAAGTTGACGACAATACAGCTCTAATGGACCAAGCAGCATGTGCTGGTGGAGCGTGTGAAGTTGTTTAATATTTATATAAAATGTGGAATAGTATAAAAGAAAGGATATTTCCATTCATAATAGCGCTTTCCGCACTATCTGTTAGCGCTTCAGCTGCTTTTTATAGTGTAACTGGCCTTAGCAAATTATTTGCTGGGGCTAGTTTTGCTGTAATTATTATGGCTTCTTCTTTGGAAGTATCTAAATTAGTTATAGCTTCTTTACTTTACCAATATTGGGATAAATTAAATAATTTACTTAAAATTTATTTAACAATAGCTGCTTTTATATTGATAGCTATCACTTCAGCCGGTATTTATGGATTTTTATCTTCAGCGTATCAAGAAACAGCTAATAAATCGGGTATAGTAGATAAACAAATTGAATTACTTGAAACTAAAAAACAATCTTTTAACAAAACCAAAACTCAGTACGAAACTGAAAAACAATCTATAACAGAAAATATATCTAATTTAAGAAATGCTCTGGGAAATAATACTCAATCCTACGTTGATAGGGACGGTAATGTTGTTACTTATTCTTCTTCGGCTAATAGACGTGCTTATGAAAGACAGCTTGAAGCAGCCCTCAAGAAGGATGAAAAACTCACAGGAAAAATCCAAACCCTAAATGATACAATTATCAGTTTAGAAGTTCAAATAGTTGAAGTAAGTTCTAATTCTGAAATAGCAGCTGAATTAGGACCATTAAAATATCTATCTAATCTAACAGGTACCCCTATGGATAAAATTATAAACTATTTGTTATTAGTTATAATATTTGTGTTTGATCCTTTGGCTATATCTTTAGTAATTGCTGCTAATTTTGCTTTTAAACAACTTTCTAATAAAAAAAGAGAACCCCAAGATTATACAATGGAAGATTTCTCAGAAGAAGAAATTGAGTCCTTTTATCAAGATAATACTGATTGGGAAGAACCAAGTCTAGAAGACCTCCCAGAAGAACCTTACGAAATTTACATTTCAGGATCGGACTCAGGTAGTGCAGATTGGGAAATAATTGATGAAGAAAAAGAAGAAATTGTTCCTACATTTAATGAGTCTTTAGATAAAATAAATCAAATCAATAAAAGTAATATGGATTTTTTAAACAAACAAAAATTAGTAGATATGGAAATCCAAAAACTTAAAGAATACGAAGAAAAAAAGAAGCAAAATAAATCATCAAAAGATGATGATAACATAATAACATATAACTAAAACTATTTAGAACTATTCTAAATGAACAAAATGATTGGCCTCGTGAGAGGCCATTCGTATATTCATGTCATGATAAAGGTTATAAAGAAACAATTCGAAACAGCAACAGAAAAGTTTGAATTCACTGTTGATTTAGGTTCAATTAGAGGTAAAAAAGTATTTGAATTTTTACCACCAACAGATAAATTTTCA